GAGGTCGTCGCCGGGGCAGACAATATGCCGGTGGTAAGACCGCGCCATCTCCTCCCCATCCTTGCGGACAACGGTCGCCGTGCGAATCTGGAGGATGCTAAACGCGCTGGCGATTTCGATTTTGTCTACTTCTTTATCTTCCGTAATCATTGCCAGCCTCACTGGTTGATGTAGAAATAAAAGTTGGTGGCAAAGCCGCTATATGGGCCAAAGTTACTTGCCCCGTTACCGTAAGCGAAGGGGCACTTAGGAAGCAGGTAACCGGGCAAATTTACGTCAGGACGCAATTCAAGCCCGCCAAGGCCAACAAGTCCTATGTTTGATGACGTGAACGTGCACACCGATGTCATCTGCTGAGTCGTCGGCCAGAACGGTGTCCCTTGGATAATCATAAAGTCGGTGTCGCTATTAAACTCCGCGTTACCGTTAACAAACGTACAGCGAACCGTACCCATGACCATGTTGCCGTTCTTAACATAGGTGCCGACCGACGAAGAAAATCCGCCAGACGAAACACCGCTGGGGCCAGATACAAAGGACAGCGTAAACGTCCCTTCCTCGTAGTCGTCGATAAAGTTCGCGCTAGAGGTCCCGCCGATATAGATGCCGCCAGACAGGTAGAGGTCCTGCCAGCGCTTGGAGGCGGAGCCGAGGTCTAAGGAGTCGTCTACGGCTGGGGTCAGATCAGTGGTCGGAGAGCCAACAGCGCTGTCCACATAGGCCTTGATAGACTGCTGGGTCGCGAGCGCGGTGTCGCTGTCCGAGGACATATCGTCTTCGTCGAGGATCGCGCTGACGGTCGCGTCGGTCCCAAGCTGGAGGTTCGGAAGCTGGGCGCCGTCCAACACCTCGGCGACGTTGGCGCCGGTCCCGCCACCATCGAGGTAAATCGCCTTCACCTTTCCCGCCCCAACCGTCACCGTCGTCCCGCTGCCCTGGGAGATCGTGATCGACTGAGAACCAGTGGTCGCGTTCTCGACCCACATGACCCGGTTGATCGTGTTCGGGGCGATGGTCAGCGTGCGGGTCGCGGTCAGGGTCGCGCTGCTGGTGACCTTGAAGTACAGCGCCCGAGCGGGATCCACCGCGCCGTCGGCGATGGTCGTCGTCGCGTCAGCGTCCGAGGCGAAGCAGTCCTGGGTCCCGTAACCCAGGGCCTCGCCGATGAGCTCCAGGTTGGTGTTGGTCGTCGTGCCCCAGGTGCCGGATCCCTCGCCTGTGGCGAGCTCGGTCAAGCGCAACGGGTTTACAAAAGTCGCCATTCAATCCTCGCTTAGGCCGCCTTGTCGCGCCCTGCGTCGATCCATTTCCAGAAAGCTGACTGGGTCGTGTCGATCGGAGTATAGCCCGGGGATTGGCTCGTGCTAATCCCCGCGTAGTTCGGTGTCTGGCCGGTGTTGATCTCGCCCCAGACCAAGACCTTCCCGATAGTGAAGCTCGCCTGGACCCCGGTGAGGACCACGCCGGCCGCGGCCTGGACCGTGACCGTCCCGAGCGAGCTCGTGACCTGCTGGCCGGTAACCGAGATGATCTGGTCGGTGATGACCGAGATCGTGCCAACAGACGCCGTGGCTTCTTGGCCCGTCGGGGTGACGTTCGCCTCGGCGTCGACGGTAACGGCCCCGATCGCGGTGGTCGCGGAGAGCCCGGTGACGGCAACGTTCGCGTCCGCCGCTACCCCAGGGGATCCGACGGCGGCCGTGGCCTCCTGGCCATCGGGGACGATCGAGGCCCCGGTCGAGACGAAGACCGACCCTACGGCGGTCGTAATCTCCTGGCCCGTGAGGACCACGGGTATAGGCTGGCCCCAGGGGCCCTCGCCCCAGTAGCCACGACCCCAGCCGGTAATTAAAGCCACGTCAGCCGTCCAGGTCCGCGGCTGCGGAAGACAGGCGGGCGAGCATGTCGGTGAGGATCTCCCGGACAGGGGTCGTCATGAAGTCCTGGGCCAGCATGGCCTCGATCTTCTTGACGCAGTATTGGATCTCTTCCAGGGCGCTCATAAGGGGCCTCCGGGGGGCGCACCCCCGGAGTATAGACCATATCAAACGTGGTCGTAATGCAAGCCCTGCTCCTTGCGCTCCAGGATCCGGCGGACCTTGTGGCGGTTCATGTCCCGCGCGTTCGCGTGGAGCGAGCTCACCTGCTTCGCGATCCGGTGGTGGCCCAGGCCGCGGTCGTGGAGCCGGTGGATCGTCCGGATCACGCGCTGCTCGTCCTCCACGGGCTCCAGGCGCGAGCGCTTCTTGCTCCCGGTTTGCTCGTGGACGACACGGAACCCGTAGGGCACCCCGCCGCCGATGCTGTAGCCGCGCTTGGCCCAGTCGACCTTCCCGTCGCCAAAGCGGTCCTTGATGATCCCGTGCTCCAGCTCGGCGACCGCCGAGAGGACCATCAGCATGATCTGGTTCGTCATGTGGTTCATGTCGAACTTCGCCCGGATCCCCTTCCCCTTGCTCGTGCTCGGGTAGACGATCGGCACGTCCCCGAACTGCTCGCAGAAAAAGACCGTCACCCCGGTCTCCTGGAGGTCCGGGATCAGCGCCAAAAGGTCGTTGGTCGAGCGCGACAGGCGGTCGAGGCGGGTGCAGACGACCACGTCCCACTCGTCGATCGCGTCGGTCAGGGCCCGGGAGCCCGGGCGCTCGGTGACGCTCACCTTCCCGGAGACGCCCTCGTCGATAAAGAACTCGTCGACCTCGCGGTTGTATTTCTCCCGCACGAAGGCCTCGATCTGGCGCTTCTGGTTCTCGATGCTGACGCCGTTCTTCGCCTGCTCGACGGTAGACACCCGGCAGTAGCCGTAGATCTTCTCGACCCGCTTGGTCAGGTTGCTCATTTCACGCCCCCCACGAAACCGTAGTCCGCGAGCTCACCGTGGAGCCGCTCCCAGTTGATGTTCAGGGGCGTGAACTCCGCGGCCCGGTCGGCGAAGAGCGTGATCCCGTCCTTCCGGATCTCGACCGCGCGGTAGTTCTTGGGCGCGCCGTCGAAGACGATATCGAGCCCGTGGAGTAGGCAGGTGCGGCGCACCCGGTTGTAGTATTGCTTCTTCCTTGCTGCGCTCATGGGAACCTCCTCTCGCTGCGCAAGCGCAGTATAGGTGGCTCCGTGTCGATGTGCAAGTGTGTGTTACTGGGCGGCCTTCAGCTCCCGCATGCGGGCGATCTGGGCGATCTGCTTGGGCAGGAACCCGAGCTCCAGGAGCCCCGCCAGGTCGAGGGTGGCCATGATGTCCTGCTCCAGGGTCGTCTTGTCCCCGTAGCCCGTGGTCCGCAGGGCGTCGCCCAGGCTCTCAAGGTTCACCAGGGGGTTGCTTTGAAGCGCCCGCTGGAGGGTGTCCATCTCGCTCGGGCGGTTCTCGGTCAGGTAGTCCCCGATCGTCGCCAGCCCGTAGCGGTCGTCCAGGGGCTCGATCTTGGGCTGGCGCTCGATCGCGGCAAGCTGGAGGAGCCGGTCGAGCTCTTGGCTAAGCCGCTCGGACGCGCGGGCGTCGTACTCTCCGGGGGCCATCTCTGCCGCCTGGGTAGCGCCCGCCGCGCCAGCGCCGAGGACCGCCGCCATGGGCCTGCGCACGTCGGTCGCCGACATGCGGGCAGCGAGCTCGTCGAAGTTGTTTTCCAGGGCCTCGTCATTCCGGCGCACGACGTTGATCAGGTTCTCGTCGAAGATGACGTAGTTGCGCGGGGCGTCCGGAGAAAGCTTACCCTCCTTGCTTCGCACGGCGCTGTAGCGGATCCCTGGCACCCCGTACTGGGACCACATCATGCTGTTAACCTCGGGGTTCCGGCCGAACATGAAGTAGGCCTCCAGGCCCTTCAGCTGGCCGCTCTCGATGCGCTTGGCCATCTCGGGTGGCGCCTTCTCCTTCACCACCTGCTGGACCACCTCGGGCTGCTCGGACAGGGGCAGGTCCCACTCGATGAAGTTCCCCTCGGGCACCTCGACCTCGTAGAGGAAACCGAGCTCGTTGGCGAGCTTGTCGAGGTTCGCCACCGCCGGGTCACCGGCCGCGTCATAGCGCGTAGCCAGGTCCCCTCGCTTGAGCGCGGTCATGGCCGCGGCGTAGCCGTTGTCAAAGCCCAGGTAGTCCGCGTCCTTCAAGGCGCGCAGGAAGCGGGTCTCGGCCTCGCCAAAGACCCCGTCCTCGATCATGTCGTCGAGCTCGCCCGAGGACACCCCGGGCACCAGGCCCTGGTCCTCCAGGCTTGAGATCAGCTTCTTGTTCGACAGGGCGCGCTTGTAGTTCCCGGCGATGTCCGGAGATTCGCTGAAGTACAGGCCATAGCCAAAGGCTTGGTCGCCGGTGCCCGTGCCCACGCTCTGGAGGCTCGGGGTCGCGAACTTCGACGGGGAGCCCTGGAACAGGCGCTGGGTCGGGCGGCCAATAGCCCGAGCCAGGGTGCCAAAGCCGGCGGCTTTGGCCTTCTCAGGGGTCATGGCGGCGCCAAGGATGCTGCCACCAAGCACGGTCGGAACGGCGTAAGGCGCAAGGCCGGCGAGGAGGTTCGGGGAGTCAGCCTGGTCGGGGTCGAAGGCGGCGTAAGGGGAGCGTATCTGATCTGGACGAAAGACAGTTTTTACTGACGAAAGCGGAAATTCAGGAAAAAATACATCGACGCTATCAACGCCAGTAACGTCCGTGAGCGCATCCAGAAACGATTGAGAGTCGCCTCGATACAGGTCGTTAAGCAGGTAGTCCGCATCATCTCCGGCATACTCCCGGGCGACTTTGCTTATATCGCCTTGGGTATAGCCGGCGGGGCTGCTTGGCTCAAAAAAATTAGAGAGCGGGCCGTCAGCGTCCAGTACGCCCGGGGCTCTCTCGATCATGTCCTCGGCAGATTGCTGGGTGAGCTTTAGCGGAATCCCCGTTGGGATAGCGCTGGCGCTGCTTTTGTCGCCTTCGCGAATAATGTTCAAGGGATTTGAGCGCAAAAAAGCTTCGATCATGCCGGGCGAAACTTCCCTCCCGTCGCCTTTTGCGCGAGTTTCTCTCGCATAGCCCGAGGCCAATCGTGGGTCGTCGCTGAAATAAAACCCGGGCCCATATTCGTCATGGCCTTTCCCAAGGAAACTTGGCGAGAAGCCTTCGTCAGCAACCCCCTGGGCATACGGGGTCCCGTGATAATACCTTGTGTCTACGTCAAACCCCTGCTCCCGGGCCCGTGCCATGCGGCTAGCCGTATCCATGGGCAGGTCGCCGCGCACAATCTTCTCGGCGGTGGACTCGGGGAAGCCGGCTTCGACGAGGCGGCGAATGGCCTTGGCGACGGCAGACACCGCGCCACCAGCGGCCATGCCATCGGCCACGGGCTTGTCGTCCTGTACCATGAGCCCAGACATCAGGGTCCCGAGCCCGTAGAGCGGGGCGTCGCCGGTGATGAAGTCCTTGAGGACCTCCTCCTTGCTCTTCTTGTCCTTGACCGCCGTGCGCTCGACCACCTGGTCGAAGATCTCCATGAAGGGCCGCGGGTTCGCGACCCCCGTGTCGCCGGCGACCCAGAGCGAGGCCTGGAACTGGGCCGGGGTCAGGCCGAGCTTGTCGGCGATCTCGGCCTGGAAGTCCTCCAGGTAGCGGTACTCGGTCTGCGACGGAGAGCGCTTAGGGCCCACGACCAGGGCCATGTTATGAGTGTCGATGGTCATGGGCTGCTGGTTGCCGGCCAGGTTCTCGGCGAAGGACGTGGTCTTGGGGCGGTTCAAGGCCCCAAAGGTCCCGCCGCCTTCCAGGTCCCGCAAAAGCGCGTTCTGGGTCTCGTGGGCAAGATGGCCGTAGCCCTTGGGGAGCTGGGGGTTCTTTAGGTCGGCAACGGGCAGGCCTTGCATCTCCCGGCCGTAGAAGTAAGAACCGCGGCGGATGTTCGCGTCCACCTTTGACCGGGGCGAGGTCGCGGCCACATAGTCCACATAGCGGCGGAAGAGGCGGTTCCCCTCCTCCTCGCCCTTCTCGGCCACAAACTTCAGCCGCAGGGGCTCCAAGTTGTACCACTCGGGGCCGCCCATATCCATCCCGCGCTTGGCGATCTCCTCCAGGCGAGCCGCGTTCTCGGGGGTGATGATCGAGGCCAAGCCCTTGGGCATGCCCCGGGGCGGGTCGTAGCGCTCAAGGGGCACCTGGGGGACGTCAGGAACCTTGCGGAGGTCGCTGAGGTCGAAGAGGCCTTTCGCTAACTTAGCTATCCCACCCATTACGCAGCGGTCTCCACGTTAATCACCCTCAGGGGCGCGAGGATCTTCACCAGCCCCGTAGGTTGTCCAGTTCTCCCGGAGGATATTAAACCATTCCTCCAGTAAAACCACACAGGTCCTGTCAGGATCCTCGGGGAGGTCCCGGGCGATGGCGTAGAGCGGGAGCGTGACCCGGATCGGCTTGTTGTTGAACTTCCAGACCAGGACCGGGATCCGGCCGTCGCTCGCGCGCACCACCTGCTCCCACCAGTCGGTGCGGAACCAGAACCCGTCCTTGTAGGCCTTGCACTCGATCGCGTGCCCGGGGATCTGGATATCGCACAGGTCCCGGGCCTGGTACTGGTCGAGGTTGCGCTTGCAGGTGAAGTTCAGCTGGTGCTTCGCGGCGAAGCCGTTCAGGCGCTTGACGATGTCGCGCTCAAAGGCCGCGCCCTTCTGCCGTGAGTTGGTCATTTTTTGAACACCCCGCAAATGTGCAAAATTGTACACCTTAGGGGTCCCAAGGGGGCAAGGTCCAGAAGGGGGTGGGGTCTTTCGCAAGGGGGGCTCCGTGGCCAGGGATCCAGGGACCCCTAGGGTACCTTGGGATTCCGTTGAGATTTTTTGGGGATTGGGTGTGGCGAACTCAGCTAAAGCTAGAGCTCACGCGCGTGCGCGCGTTTAGGGGGGTGCCCCCCTCCCCCGGGGTCGCCGTTCCAGGATCGCCGCCGACCCCCAGGAGTCCCTGGGCGGGCGCGCCAGGCCTGGCTTGGCGCAGAACCCCTTGCGCATCAAGCACTTAGCGATCAAAAGCACGCTTTGCGCCTGCGCCGTTGTGCTCACAAGCGCACAAATGTACAAATTTGAGCACGCGGTCGGGGCTCGGCTGCAGCCCGCGTGATAGCTAGCGTCTATCGTAAAGCGGGTCGACGATAGATATTTTCTCAGGTTTCGGGGGGCAGAGAGGGAGGCCCTCTCTGCACGGTTATCTCCCCGCCCCCGACGCTCACCCCTTAACATGCCCCTGAGACCGCCTGTGCTGCGCTGTGCGCCGCGTTCTCACCTCAGACGATCTACCCTACCTGTCCTTGTCGCTCAGGCTGTCATCGACGCCCAGGAGCTCGTTGAGCCTGCGCGTGATGTCCTCCTTGGTCATCTTGTCCAGGTTGGCGTTGATGTTGAGGTTCTGCGTGCGGTGGATCGTCAGCCCGGCGAGGTTGTTCAGCTCCTTCACGGCCGACACCGCGGCGTTGTACGCCCCGTTCTTGAACGCCTCCTCGGTGATCTCCCACAGCACGCGCCCGGTCTTCTCTGGCGTGATCGCGAACTTGGTCCTCAGCTCGTCGCGCTTGACGTTGATCGCCTTGACCACGTTCGGGTGATCGCGCCCGTTGACCAGCCGGCTCGCTGCCGCGGCCGGGAAGCTGAACCCAGCCCGCCTCGCTGCCTCGGTCGCCGAGCACGCGCCCTCCGTGTACCAGAACACGAACGCGGTCTGCATCTCCGTCAGCCCGAACTCCTCGTCCGCGTCGAACTGCTTCGGCACCGGCACGACGTCCTTCCGCCGCGCCTTCGGCGGTCGCCCTGGTCCCCGCTTCCCTTCCTCAGCCATCGCCTCGCTCCTCGCTCGCTGGCCGCTCCTCGTCGAGGAGCAAGTAACGCCGCAGCGCCGAATATAACTCCGGGCGCCCGGCCTTCATTACTTTCACGTCCTTGCCAATTAAAACCTTGGCCTCGTTATTTAACATGAACCAATAATTGGCCTTATTTAAAACATATCCATCAGCAATTAACTTATAAGCCTCCGCATCGTCCCTGCTCGGCACCGGCCGAGCATACAGCAACCACGCCGCGCCTTCGGCCTCGGCCACCATCCCATCAAAAGCCCACCCCTCCCGCCGGGGTGGCCGGTTCCCTGTCCACTTCCTCATCACCACCTCACACCTCCAACGCTCGTCACACATCACACATCACAACCCCTTTTTTATATAAAGGGGGTGGTGTGATTTGTGATGGTGCCTCGCCAGCGTCACAAATCACATACCAACGTCACAAATCACAAATGTGATGGCCTACCTTCCGGTCTTGATATTCCACTGCGAGACCACCTCCGGGTCGCACATCAGCCACCCGCCGTCGGTTGGTTTAATTGCCTCGGAGTTAATTAAGAACCCAATTAAACGATTACCCTGCGACGGCACGAGGTCGTTGCTCACGGTCCCCTCGTTGCGTCCGTCGTCGATC